CGGTGCTCCTGGAATATTCTTCCTAATTGTATTCATGCCTGCCCTTCAAAATACGAAGGGCCGCATGGTAGGTTACAAAGATCATAAAACCTATGGTGATTCCTCAATCTATGAGAACACCAGAGGAAACAACGAACAATTCTATCTTACTTTAAACTCATGAACGAAAAAGCAGAACGCATCAACGGTTGGGCAGCGATGATTGGAGTCGTCGCAGCAATGGGTAGTTACGCCGCTACTGGACAAATCATTCCAGGTGTATGGTGAACGATATGTTAGTCATAGCAGCTTCCATGATAGGAGGGTTTATCTTTGCTGCCCTATTGACTGATGGAAACATTGATGATGATGACAATGGTCCAGACGGTGGTCTGATGACCCCTGTCTATGTCCCAAATACTTGACACATAAAACTGAATAAGATATACTTGGGGAGCACTATACGCTCCCTATTTTTATGCTTGCAACTATCTTGGCACTTAGTGCCATTGACTATGATCACCTTGCAAGGACAATTCAGGTTGAAGCTGCCCCTGGGACTATGGATGAATACTGTGTTGCGGTATCTGTTCTGAACCGTGTTCGGTCTCCTAAGTTCCCTAATACGGTCGCTAGTGTTGTGTATTCTCCAGGACAGTATGAGGGTTTCAGTAAATGGAGACCATCTGCAAATCCTGCACTAGTAAATAGACTTAGGTCCAAAGAAGGACAGGCTAAACTCCTTGCCGCATACAGCATCATCGGAGACCGAACAGACTTTAAAGGTCAAAGTCAACTTAGATATAGAGTTGCATCTGAGGACCCGATGTGCGATAATAAGGGGAACTTCTACCATTACTACTGGCAGTCATGATCAAACAAATCTTGTCTAAGTTATTCACTCAAAAACCTAAAGATCTTGAGTGTGCCATCGACGAAGATAAAATTGATTGCGAGCATTTGGATGATGACCAGGACAAGGCATATGTTGGAGTTCCTGCTCCCATCTTGAATCCTGTTGATGATTGGTTTGCATCCTCATATGGATGTCCTGGGCCAGTCATCACCAAGAAACAAGAAGACTACATGGAACAGGAGACTCTCATTAAACAACAGCAGTATCAAGAAACTAACTCTGTTGAACCTGAAAACATTCATCAGGTGATGTATGAGATGGCAACCAAGGGTGGCGCTACCACTGTTCAACTTGATCCTATTGGGGGATCTGAAAACTTTCAAGGCGGTTCGGAGAACATTCACCAATGAGTTATGATGATTGGCGTTACAATGACTTCAACACCAAACTACGGCAGGAAGTCTTAAAAACTCTCATGGCAAAGTATGCCCATATCATGGATGGCCCAGTCCCTAAACACTCTCCACAATCAATCTATGAGTGTGCTCATGATTGGGTATCGCAAGGAAATAAAACACCTCACGGGGTTACAAAGTATTTTAAGGAAAACTATTCATGAAAAAAGTAATTATGGGTTTGTTGGCAGCAGCAACTATTTCTGTGCCAGCACTTGCTGATCCAATTAAAGATGAAGAGTACTTTACTATGCATTCTATGGGATGTATGTTGCTCCGAGAATGCACCGATCATGTTAAAGAACTTAAAACAGTTTCTGACCTCAACAAAGACGACTACTTGGTTGATGTTAATTACGATATTATTGCTGATGAGTTTAACTCTCTCCTCCGATCACTTAATACAGTCGGAGCTAAAGTTTTTCTAGCAGATGAAAAGTATTTTCCTGTTGGTCACCGTGGTGTATACCATACTGTGAGTAATAACTTCTTTTTGAATGTTGCTCATATGAAGCGTCCCCATACTTTGATGTCAGTGATGCGTCATGAAGGATGGCACGCTGCTCAAGACTGTATGGCAGGTAGCATTAAGAACAACTTCATTGCTATCATTAAGAATGAAGAGGATGTTCCTGGACTGTACCAGTCAATTGCGAAGAGTGCTTATGCATCGCAACCAGAGGCAATCCCCTGGGAGAAAGAAGCATACTGGGCAGGTCACACTGAAGGTATGACACAGGCAGCACTTGAGTCTTGTGCTCGGGGAACTATGTGGATTGATTATGAACCCACACCGATGACCCGTGAATGGTTGGTAGAAAATGGATTCATTACTAAATAAATTTGCCTCGCTATTCCATAGAATGCCCGAAGAAGTAAAGAAGGAAGAAGTTAAAAAGGAAGAACCTAAGAAGAAAGGTCCTCTTGGAAAACTGAAAGAGAAAGCAGAAGACTCTGAAGAACATCTTGCTATCCTCTCCACCTTTGTTAGATTGGGCATTCTTGTTTGGTCTGGTGGTATCCTGACATTGAACTATGTCACGATTCCTAATTTCCCACAAGGGAAGATCGATCCGACATTCATAGCCAGCGTCTTTACTGGCGTTCTGGCTACGTTCGGGGTCCAGACGGCAAAGAGTAAAAATGGAAATGGAAATGGTGGCGCTGGTGCCTCTGGTGGTGTAAGTAAGGCAGATATGGAGAAGTTGATTGCTGCAGCATCACAAACTGCCCCTGCTCAAACGATTAGGATTGAGCAAGCACCACTCCAAATCGGTAACCCACCAGCACCTCAAGGACCTGCTAAGTCTGACGATACATATAAGATGTGATTTAAGTTGAGTTATTATGTTTTTTAAGAAAATCAGTTTGGTCACTGGCGGATTTGATCCTATCCTCTGTTGCCATATTTCATATTTTAAAAGAGCAAAAGATTTCTCTGATTACTTAGTTGTTGGTATTAACACTGAGGAGTGGTTGACAAATAAGAAAGGGCAATATTTTCAATCTTGGGTAGAGAGAGCAGAGATTATTCGTCATCTTGAGATGGTAGATGCCGTTATTTCTTGGGAAGATGATGACGTTGGTTCTGCATGTGGTGCAATTGCTAAGTGTTTAGAGATCTCAGAGACCGTCGTGTTCTGCAACGGTGGTGATCGTGGGTCTACTAACACTCCTGAACTTGATATGTATGGAGACAATCCTAGAGTTCAATTTGAGTTTGGTGTGGGTGGTGATGATAAGATGAACAGTAGTTCTTGGATTCTAAAAGGATACTTTGAACGGCAAAGAAAATTACTTGGTATCTGATAAATACTTAAGTAGTCACGGGCACACAACCCAAGCAGGTTTCCCATGTATAGGGAACCGCATTTACAAAAGAAGTCGGATGAGTGTGCTGCTTTATGGAGGGAGTGGCACACTTTGTGGCGAAAAAAGCAATAGGAGCCCCAGATGCAAGAGCAGAATGGGGTCAATGTGTGATGGAATTTGGTGAAATGGTAGGTCAGGAAGTCAAAACAAATCCTCGTTACACTTCAATCAGAAAGATATAGATAGTGCAGTTGCGTAAACTTTATGAAGTTTATTTTCGCATTCATCGCTACACTATTTCTTGCTGCTCCTGCATGGGCAGTGGACGTGCAAATGGGTTCAAATGGTAATCTAGTTTTTGACCCAGCAGAAGTTACAATATCAGCAGGAGAATCAGTTCATTTTGTTAACAATATGCTTCCACCACATAACGTAATCGTGGAAGATCGTCCAGACTTAGGTCACGAAGCCCTTGCAATGATGCCTGGCGAAGAGTTTGACGTTGCATTCCCTGAAGCAGGTGACTATACTTATTGGTGTGGTCCCCATAAGGGTGCTGGTATGATTGGCACCGTTCATGTCGAATGAATTCGGAACAGAAGAGAGAGTTTTATAAGTCCCTCAGGGAGCGCATCAAACAATTAAGAATGCAACATCTCTTTGAGGAACCTTGTCCTCTCTATGAACCAGAGTGGGAAGAAGACCACTATTGGGACTGTCGGTTAACTTACGACTATGAAGAAGATGCAGAAACTCAATGAACTTGTTTTAGACATCACAGTGGCAATTCTAGACTTCCTTTATAGGGGAAGAGACTATCAAAGGTTCTGGGTGCTTGAAGAGATTGCTCGGGCACCTTATTTTGCTTTCTTGAGTGTGCTACATTTTAGAGAATCTATGGGGTTACGTGGTCCAGAACACATCTATCTGATGGAGGAACATTTTGCTCAAACACTTAACGAGACAGAACATCTTGAATACATGGAGAGTAGGGGCGGTAGTGCTTATTGGGTGGATCGCTTTGTCGCCAGACACCTTGTACTTATCTACTATTGGAGTAACGTGGTTTATTACTGGTTGGCTCCTCGCTCTGCTTACCATCTCTCCTACGAAGTAGAGATTCATGCTGCTACAACGTATGCAAAGTATCTCGCTTTGAATGGTCATGATGATAAAATTCTTGAGATCTTGAATGATGAATTAGAACATTCAAGAGAACTACATAAAGCAATTGAGTTAATCAAATGACTGTTTTATTTGTATTTGCTTTCACAATGTTGTTAATTTCTGGCATGGAACTAACATGGCCAGTAAGATATCGAGGATAGTATGAAGAAAACCAGGGAACAAAGAGAAAAGATTGATAGGATTGCGAAGCATCTTCATCCTCATGATGATCCTCCCGATCCTACTGCACATATGGGGAACTATAATTTTCCTCAGATGCTTTTTGCTTTCTGCCTTGGTTTTTGTACTATGTTTGTTTTAGCTGTTGATGAGATAAATGACTTCAAAGGGTGTCCAATATGTGACACTTGCAAGATCTCTGAGTAACATATATAATATCGGTTTAGAAAAATTAACACACAATGACTTATTCTATTACCCTGAAGACTTCTGAAGGTGACAAAACTATCGAGTGTCCCGATGATTCATACATCTTGGACGCTGCTGAAGAACAGGGTGTTGATCTGCCTTACTCCTGCCGTGCTGGTGCTTGCTCTACATGTGCTGGTAAGATTGTGAGTGGTACAGTTGATCAGGGAGATCAATCTTTCCTGGACGATGATCAGATCGAAGCTGGATTTGTTCTTACCTGTGTTGCATATCCAACATCGGATTGTGTGATTGAAACCGAACAAGAAGACTCTCTTTATTGATTCAATGAATTTTGAATGAATCTTTTCCTTCGCCCGTTAGAAGATGTAAATGATGTCACCTGGAGCATTGTCTGGTGTCTTATCATTCTTCTAGCGGGAGTTTTTTATGTGATTGTCTATATACTAGGAATAGACGAGAGAGAATCCCATGGGAGCGATGGTGCCACCAAGTCGGAAGAGTTGTTACAATTTCCGAGTGACGAGCATAGATAGAGTGTTGGACGGGGACACAATCGATGTTACTATCGATCTCGGTTTTGACCTTTATAAAAAAGAAAGAGTTAGAGTTGCTGGTGTGGACACGCCAGAGAAAAGAACTAGAGACCTTGAAGAAAAGGAGCTAGGCATCGATGCGACGAATTGGCTCAAAGAGAAATTGGATGGTGCCATTACTGGGGATGATGATCTTGTTATCCGTACTGAGTTGGTTGGTGGTGTGGGCAAGTATGGCCGCCTCCTTGGGTGGCTTTACATTGGAGGAGATGCAGAGTCTTCTCTAAATGAACAGATGATTGACGAAGGATATGCCTGGGCATATGATGGTGGAACTAAGCAAAAGAACTTTGAAGAACTTCGTGAAATCCGCAGGACACATGGCACACTTGTTTAGTTTTCTATTCGCAGTAACTCTATGGGTCCAAGTTCCACAATGGTCAGATGATTGGTCTCATTGTGCTGTTGACGTTCCTGATTCATCTTGCCATTGGTACATTGTCAATGCGGACAACACCTTCGGAGAAGGATTTGACTGGGCAAACGCACCATGGTATTCAGTAGAAGGATTGCAAGATATCGCCAATTTGCATGATGATGTTATAGATAGTGGGTATCAATACACTATAGAGGCACTGAATAATGCAAAAAGTAATTAATGTCCTATCAATCTTATCATTCGTTGGTGTAGCAGGTATCATCGGTGGTGGTGCGTATGTCTATACTCAACGTGATGCATTGATTGAAAACGCTAAAGGAAAGATTGCGGCCGCAGCAACAGAAGCAATCGCTGGAGCACTTCCCGGAATGTTAGATGCAGCAATGCCTGAACTTCCTGGTGCTACTGGCGGTGCTGTTCCAATGGGAGAAGGTGCGGGAGGTTCTGTTCCTGGAATGAGACTTCCCTGATGGCGGAGATTCGTGATATCGGTGTTAGAAACGTGGAAGTTCGTGATATAAGAATTCCAAGTTGGATGACAAATCAACCACGTCTTCCAGGTGCCCCTCCAGTGACGGTGCAGGTCGGAGTTCCTATTATTGATATTCCTGGATGTGTTGAGGCACACCTTGATAATAAACAAGGAACCAATGATAAGTTGGTTGAGGATGACCGTGATGGTGCTAGGGTTTTTTGTGATGGTAATATGCCATCATTTAATCCAATCAACTATAACCCAGATGAGTTGAAATATGAGCAACCACCACCAAAACCTCCTGTTGTAAGACCACCAGAAACTCCGGCTGCACCAGAAGTTCCTAAGGATGCTGTTCCAAAGGTAGAGGAAAAAGAAATAGAGTGTCCTCCACCTAATGCACCACGCATCGGTGATGTGGCTCAGAACCAGAAGGAGAGAGTCTCTGGTTTTGAAGTGCAGAATGGTGTCTGTGTGACTCTTTACGAAGATATTCCCTTGACTGCACAGTATCTACCTGCACCACAAGTCGCTGCAACCACCGCTACTATCGCTGTTGTTGCAACCAGTTCTGCTCTGTTGGCAAAACCACTGGCAGACTTATTACTTAAAGTATTCAAACCAGTAATCAAAAAGGTTATGGGTAAAGTGCAAAAGATTATTGGGAAGAAGGTAAAGATTGAGTCCTTAAGGGAGCGCCAAGTTGAGCAGCGTTTGAGGAATCATTCGATTCGGAAGTTGAAGGGGAAGGAATAGGATGAACGTGTGGTGCAATAGCATTTTTATTATCTACTAGGACATCAGCACATATTGCCGCATATTTACTTCTAGGATGAAAACGAATTCCTTGCTTCAATAATTCTCCACAATTCTTGAGTCTGGCTATCTCAAAGTCCAGCCTCTTATTGGCAGTTAATTGTTGTTGTAAAGCGATCTGTGTTTGTGCTGCTTCTTTACATTGATCTTGTAGTTTTTTATCTAATGGTGTGCTCCATGTCATAGAGAAACCAGCAGATAAGTTAGTGTTATTTTTCTGTCCTGTTCTAGTCGGTACGTGATATAAAATATCTCCTGGATTATCAGGTGCTCCGTCTCCCGTGGGATTTCCATTCGCATCAAAGTCACCTGTCAGGTCACGCATGTCGTACACAGGATCCATATAATATGGTTCATATGGATGTTGCTGAGAAACTGAACCTGTGATGAATGGAGTAAAGTTTACAGTTGGCCCTTGACACTGGATTCCGCCCCCGTAGGTATTAGTGATGTATGGGCCTTGTAAAACCTGGATGGCCTGGTTGGTCACCGAACCTGAACTATTTGCGATTGGGGATGCAGTAGCAGACACGCCGCCAACTCCCTCTGCTCTTACAGGTGCTGCAAATAGTAGTGCGATTATTGCTGGAATATACTTGTAGTGTCCGTTACGCTTGTAACGGTGGTCTCCCTTTGGATAATTGTGTGGTTGCTTAAACCTGGACCAGAAAGCGTTTGTGTGAACTGAAACGCTGCCCCTGGTGTTGTTTGTTTGAATGATGGTGT